AGCCCAAGGCCGAGCAGGAACAGCTCCTCCGCTCCTCTGGCCTACCTATCAGCGTACTCATCGATTCCGGTGGCAAGTCGATCCATGCATGGGTCCGGGTGGATGCACCGTCCCGCAAGGAGTGGGATGCCCGCCGGGATCTCATCTACTCATCCATCCCCGGCATCGATCCCAAGAACAAGAATCCATCGCGCTTCTCCCGGCTCCCCGGAGCATGGCGCGGAGATCAGAAGCAGAAGCTGTTGGCCAACAACCTGGGTGCGAACTCATGGGAAGAATGGCTCACGGATCGTGAGACCGATGATGACAAAGCTACTGTGGTCACGGTCAAAGACCTCATGGACTTTGATCCAAAGAAAGATCCCGACAACCTGATCGGTAATCGATGGATCACACGAGGCTCCTCCATGATCATCTCCGGTGGCACCGGCATCGGGAAGTCATCCCTGATGATGCAGATCATCATCAGGTGGTGCCTCGGTCTCGACTTCTTCGGCATCAAACCGGTGAAGCCATTGAAGATCGGAGTCATTCAGGCAGAGAACGACAAGGGCGATCTCGCGGAAGCGTTCCGAGGGGTGGTGCATAAGAGATTCAGTCTCGATCAGATGAACCAGCTTCAAAAAAACTTGGAGTTCAGAACCGAAACCATTCGTACCGGTGATGCATTCCTGGCCTACGCCCGACGCTTCATCCACCGATCCAAGCTGGATCTCATAGTGGCAGACCCCCTGTTCTCCTACTTCGGCGGAGACCTCAGCGATCAGGGCGAAGTCAGCACGTTCCTACGGAACAAGCTCCAACCCATCCTGCACGAGACCAAGGTCGCTTGGATCTGGATGCACCATGTCTCCAAGCCTCAGCGCAAGGAGAACGGAGAACCACTCACCACTATGGAACTCGCCCACTCAGGCTTCGGCTCCTCCGAACTCGCCAACTGGGCGCGGGAGATAGCGGTTCTCCATGAAGTAGGCCAATTCAAGCCTAGAAGGTTTCAGCTCGCCTTCTGCAAGCGGGGAGGGAGGATTGGACTCCCGTCTCCCATTCTCAATCTTCAACACTCAGCCACCGGCATCCAGTGGGAAGAGTCCAACCCCCTAGCGTTCACGGGAGCGGAGCTGAAGAAGGAGAAGCCTTATCGCCCTCAGCCAAGGCGTCGCGCATAGCCTTAAACCATTCATCATCCTCAATCGTTTCACGGGCCTTCTGCATAGCCTTGCGGCATTCGGAGGCCCTTTTCTCTGCCTCCATGACCTCGGGATCAATGGCGGGTTCAGGCTCTGGCTCAGGCTCCTCATCCCCACCGCGCTTGCTCGAACGCTTCCTTTCGAGTTGGCCAATGAGTCGTTCATGCTTCTTCACCGAGGTCTTCAGATACGCAACATCACGCTTCAGGTCATTGACCATCCTCAAGAGCAACGACACCCGATCCTCATCCTCCGGCGGAACCCAGTCACAACCACGCCACTGCCTATGAACCATGTCATAAACTATGACCTGGGACTTCTTGTTCCTCATGGAATTGAAAGCCCGGATCGCCCGACCCAACTCACAGGCAAGATTCTTTCGGATGTAGGCCAGTACCTCGGACTTGTCCGGGTCGGCATCGTGGCGTTGCGGGGGCATCAGTCGGAACATCGACCGAAGCGTGGAACCATTGTCGAGATAACTCATAGCAAGAACAGAATGCATCGTGTAGGCTTCCGCGTCAATGTAAAGGAATGTTGATTTTGCATCCCACCCCACAAAGTTAGCATCCCCCCTGCTACTCTCCCTTAGAGGGAGACTTACACTCCCTCTAATAAGGGAGTTAAAAACCGCAAACGCCGCGACGCTCTGGGGGACTGACGCCCCCCGCTGCGGCTGCGGTTTTTCGAAACCCTCCCACTGATTGCGAAGTATCGGGTTGGATGGAGGATGGAGGATGTGGATTGCTGGAGCGGGAAGGGGCCTAGGATCGCGTTTGATTGCTGGATGGTGTGTGGGGAGCGGAATGGGGGTATCGTCGCTTAGAACAGGACTGCTTGGATTGGCCTACTCGACCGCACCATGATTCCGGATTTCCCGATTTCCGATTCTGGATTTCCGAATTCCGAATTCCGTATGGCGTATGGAGAATCCCGAATACCGCACCATGATACCGCATGATCCCGAAACAGATTTCGGGATGATACCAGAGAGGTCGCAGGGGATGTAACAGGGTGGGACATGGGATGTCTTACCTTGGAGTGCTATGCAAATAACCTGGCGAATGAGGGGACCATCGAAGGAAGGGATGGCCCACTAAGGAAGGGAAAGCGGGCGGGCGGGCGACACCTTGCGGGCAAAGAAAAACCCCGCAGGAGTGAACCTACGGGGCGTGGCGATTGGCTTGGGTTAGTTACCCGCAAGGGCCGACAGAATGAGAAGCAGAGTGAAAAGGAAACACAAGGCTAGGTAGCCTAGGACTCGAAGTAGGGGCTTCATGGGTTCAAAAGGACTGGATGACCACTCCGCCGTTGAATTCCACGACTTGCGTGTGATCACGGAGCCAATCGAGGGCCTCATGGTCGCAGTCGGTATCGTCCCCGCAGACTTCATCGAAACCGTATTCCTTAGCAGCCGCAAGCGCGGAAGTGTATTCGACCCACTCACAGCAAATCCCGACGGGATCAAGTTCCAACTCCACTCCGCAGTCTTCCTCGTAAGATTCAAGGTAATCGAAGAGAGCGAAAAGAGCGGGGCGGCTGAATTGGGTTTCCCTCCCGCATAGGCGGAAGGATTCGACGAACTGGTAACTGGTAACTGTGGTTTTCATGTTGTTGAATCGGGCATCGATTGCCCGCCAGATGCCACGCGGTTTCCCACATGACACCGGACGGGGAATCAGTGCGCGTCAATTGCCCTACCCTGACGGGCTAAGTCAAAGCAATCGAACCGTTTGAACATGTCCGCGAACCGTTCCCATTGCCATTCGGACGGAGGACGGACCGGCTCAAGTTCCCCGGACTCGGACACCGTACAAAGGACTGGAGTGATTCGAATGGATGAAATCAGGACTTGGGATTCGACGTTGAACGCGAAGTCTGGACACCAGTGACCGAGTGGCCCACCAATGGTTCCCATAGTTCCGCAGTCCTCGAATCGCGCACCGATCGAATCAAGAAACTCGAAAACGGTTTCCCGATCGAAAAGGCCGGACATCTGGACATCCGAGATACATGCCCAGAAAGCTTCACGCGGGAACTTCTCCTTTAGCTTACGGCAGATCTGAAAGCGGGTTTCCCCGCGCACATCGTCCAAGCGGTTCAAGATTTCACGAGGGATTGAACCTTCCTTTGCAAGGTAACTGTATTCCGAGTCAAAAGGTTCCGATGGTTCGACCGGAAGTCCCGGCCAAGCTTTCAGGACATCCGGCAAGGTAGTCTCGCAGGGATGCCATTCGCACAAGTCCGGATGCTCTCCAGAGAAGCTGGCGACGATTGAGAAGCCGAGGCGGTATTTCAATTTACACCTCCCATCAAAGCTTCGGCGAGGAGCCAAAGGATCGGGAGGAGGAGAGCGTTCAACGCAAGGAAGGCGAGGAACGCACGGAGTTTGGATGATTTCTTCATGTTTGGAATGGCCTCAGTCTTTGAGGCGCGGGGAGAGAATGCGATGGGAGACGATCCTTTGCAACGGAAAACGACAGAAAAGGGAAAAATAATTCTCAGGCATACTTTGTGTCGCAAAGTGAACCCATGGAAATCGCCCAGGTGAAGGAAGGAAAAACGGGAAAGGGGGGGAAAGGGGGGAAGATAGGGAGACCCGAAAAGTCCGTTTCTTCCGAACAGAAAAAAATAGCCTTACGTGCTGCCTACCTTGGAATGCCTGAGGATCGCGTGGCTGTGCTGTGTGGGTTCTCTTGTGGGAACCCTGCGGGATGGGGTGCTTACTTGTCCCGCCATCCAGACTTCAAGATGGAATTGGAGTCTGCCCGTGTGACCGGAGAAGTAGAGATGCAAGGAAGGGTTCTAGATGCAGGCAACGGATGGCAAGGCTCCGCTTGGTTACTAGAAAGAACTCGTGGCTACGTCGCCCGCGCATCGCTCGAGCACACTGGGAAAGGCGGGAAGGAATTATCAATAAGCGGCAATCTGCTAGGAGCATTCGGTGGTCAATCTAAATAGGATAGCGTATACGAATAGCAGGTTGTAGTAATAGGACCACGGGGGAGGGGGACCACCCAGGTGGGGGGTGGTTGTTACCTTATACCCCCTCCCCCTCCCACAACCAATTTTATGGCAGTCAAGCAAATTAAGAAAAAGAAATCCTCTTCACTCGGCATGGGTTCGCATATCCCTGCTTGGAAGCAGCGTAAGCTATTGGAGGAGGCTCAGCAGTTGCAGAACTTCCCTAAGATGATGCTTGGCCTGCGTGATACCTATGCGTGGCAGGAGAAGGTGTTGGGAGCTTTGAATGAGAAGCACTCGAAGGTAGCTTTGAAAGCGGCGAATGGTTCTGGCAAGACGAGTATGGTAGCCGCGAGTGCGGTGATCTGGCACATGCTCCGCTGGCCGGGGAGTTTGGTGGTATGTACCGCTGGTGTGTATCGACAGGTGGCCGACGCTCTGTGGCCCCATCTGCGAAAGATGATCAATGGATTGGGGGGAGAGGAGAATGGTTTCTCGATCAAGGATGGCGAGATCCGCTATGTATACCCGAGGTTGGTTGATGGCCAACAATTGATCAGCCGCTGCATCGGGTTCAGCGCGAGCAACCCGGAGAAGGCTGAGGGCTGGCATGTGCAGGGTCCGAGCAATGACCTGATGTACATTGTGGACGAGGCGAAGGCGGTGCCGGACGGGATCTTTCAGTCGATGGAGCGGTGCCAGCCGACCAGAACCCTGCTGATGAGCAGCCCCGGTGGCAGCAGCGGGTACTTCTACGATGTATTCCGGCGGAATGATGGCAAGTGGAAGACCTTTACCGTTACCGCTTTCGACTGCCCGCATATCCGGAAGGAGTGGATCGATGATCAGTTCGCCCGCTGGGGCGAGGGTCACCCGCTGGTTCGCTCGATGATCTACGCGGAGTTCATGGAGGACGATGGGAGCCTTACGGCTGTACGGACCGCCGACTGGCAGAAGCTGGTCAGTGGCCCACCCAAGGAGGATACCGAGGGGCATCGGCTCACAGCGGGTTGCGACTTCTCAGCCGGCGGGGACGAGAGTGTGATGGTGGTGAGACAAGGGAACACGGTGAAGGGTCTGATCCGCTGGCGGGACAAGGACACGATGGCCAGTGTGGGGCGGTTCATCGCGGAGTTCCGGAAGTGGAAGCTGAAGGCCGAGGACATCTACGCGGATGTGGGTGGC